TTGACGAGATCAGCGGTGCGCATGATACCGACGCATTAGGTGCCGAAATCCGCAGGCGATATCCAGGCCATCGGCTTTATGGCTACCCAGATGCCAGCGGCGGTAATCGGTCTACCAATGCGACGCAAACCGATATTCAGATATTGGAGCAATATGGCATCAGCAACCAATCACCTAAAGCAAATCCGCCTGTGCGCGATCGTGTCGCGGCAGTGCAGGCATTACTTGAAAATGGTAAAGGTGAGCACAGGTTGCATATCAGCCATACCTGCAAACGCATGATTGAATGCTTAGAGCTGCAATGCTATAGCTCTAACGGCACGCCAGATAAGGAAGGCGGACATGACCACATGACAGACGCGCTCGGCTATCTAGTGTGGCGTGAGTTCAACCCGATATACGCTGGGGCTGGGCGCGGTACAGGCATTAGAATATATTAGATTTATAGGTCACTGCTTATGGCTAAGGGAGGCAAAGGCCGTAAGGGTGGCGGTGGTGGCGGGGGCAAAACTCGTAAATACAGCCGCGACAATAACGGCAGGTTTGCTAGCACTGGTACAGGCGCAACGGCTAGAGGCGGGAGGTTACTAACTCCAAAAGGCAATAAACGTAAAACGCAAACAATCGAGGCAGGTGGAGCCAAAGCAGCCGGCACCATCAAAGGCAAGGTAAAACGCGACCCAGCCGCCGCTAGCAAGGTTGCGCAGCGTAAGGCAGCAGCTAAACCCACAGCAGCGAAACGCTCCGCACAAGCTGAATCTGACCGTGGATCTGCTGCTGATCGCAAGGAAAGAGCAAAACTTTTAAGCGCAATGCCTAAAGAAGGGCGTCGTGCTGTCCAAACTGCCAAAACAGCTTCCCGCCAAAGGCAAGCCAAAGGGCAACTTGGCGTTGGGATCGAAGGCCGCAGGGGGCGCAACACGGATCAGAGCATTAATTCTGTGAACGAAGGCAGCACGAGGTTGCGTTTTGACGCAGGCAAGCGCAAAAGCGACCCAACCAAACTCACAGAAGGCCTGCGAGCCTCGACTGCCAGATCAATGGCTGGTTCTGCCAATTCGCTAAAAGCCCGTATGAAAACTACGGCTGCAAGCAAGAGAACGAAAGCCTTCGGCGGCACTACAACGCGGAGACAACTCCCAGGAGTAAAGGGAACAATCAAAAAGCAAACTAAACCCCCTGCAGCTAAGCCCCCTGCAGCAAAACTTCCTAGGGCGCAGCGTTTAGAGCGGGCAACCGCTACTGCAAATCGGATTGCAAAGGATCGAAGCGCTAAATCAGATGCGGCGACAGCAGCATTAATGGCCCGCAAAGGCATTAGTAGACGCTCCTCCTCAAAAGGTAGATCAGCTGCATTCGAGAAGGAGGATGCAGCTGGCAAAGTCTCTGCTGCTGCTCAAAGAAAATGGCTAGGAGCTGAGAAAAGAGCTGAAAATCTCAGGAAAACCAAAGGGAGCGAAACCACAGCAGCCAAACCCCCTGCAGCAAAGGCTCCTAAAGCTAAAGGCAGGATCAGGGCCACCAAGCGCGAACCCCTAGCACCTAACTCACAGTTAGCTAATAAAATAGGTTCGCTTAAAGGTGATAGGGAAGTCTTCAAAGGAAGGTTAAAGGTACAGCAGGAGATCGCTAAAAAGACAACATCTAGAACCGGTAAGTTATCTGCCCAAACTACAGCTAATGAGATCAAACAAAATATTGCAGGGCGTACAAGGTCAATAACTAAACTTGAGGCGCGGCCGATTGCGGGCAAGCGTGTTACTGGCAGGGGGGATGGACCTGTGACAGGGCCCAGGGCGAAGCGGCCCAATGCGATCAGGGGCAAAGTTAAGCGCGACACAAACCTTAAGCAAGGTCCGACCACGAATGCACAAAGATATCCCAATATTTACCGCGATTCAGCTAATACCAAAGGCAAGGCCGCCGCTAAAGCAGAAAAGGCCGCCGCTAAGCCCCCCACTAAAAGCAAACGCACACCAGACGAAGCAAAAGTTAAGCGTATGGCTGAAAGATTCCAGGCCAAAGGGGCGGCCCCTGCTAGTGATTCACTTGTAAAACGTCTCAATTCAACTGAGGCTAGACAAAGGGCGATTAAATTCCTAGCGAAACCAAACTCAGCAGGTAGCAATGCCCCTGCCGCAGTTGCTCAAAACATTGGAGCCCGTAGAAAGTATTCAACCGGCACCCCTAACAGAAATAAGCCAGGTCCTTACAATTCGCTAGAGCAAGGCAGAACACGCGCCAAGGCAAAGATCGCCGCCCAGACCGCTAGGGAAAAAATCGAAATATCAAATACCCAGAAAGCCGCTAAAGAGCAGCAGAGAAAGAATGCAACCAATCGTGGAGCTCTTAGCCGCAGGGACCTCACACCATATAAGGCAGGCAAGAGGGCCCCTGGTTACGTCAAAGGCAAAAGCGCCGCTGGCACTATGAAGAAGCCAGCCCCCAAACCAAAGGCCCCTAATCCGCTTGTTGCTAGGACGCGCAGTCAAGCGATTGCGGCCCAACGCACCCGCACGGGATTGGCCCTTGAGCGAACGGGGCGCGGTCGCTATTCGAACTTCGATACGGGCACCCATAACGATGGCAAGAGGCCGAAAGGGCTTAAGCGTTCGGATACCGGCATGAGGCAGCTCAGCCTGATGGGCACCGCTAAAACCCTCTACAGCTACAAAACGCAAAAAGCTAAGAAAAGAAAATAAATATGCGTATGGCAAGCTAAACTAAACAAGTAAAACGAACATTGAATATGGAAACGTTTCTCGAAGAACTTGATGCTTTGATTGCAGAGCAAGACCTGTCAGTCATTGAAGTTGTTGGTGCATTGCAATATGTGCAGCAGCGGCTAGTGATTGATGCTTATGTTGACAATGATGATGAAGAAGAGGAGGAGGCTGATGCAGAAGCCTAAAGTAACGGCTGTTGGCCGTTTGCTAAAACCTAAAGGCAGTGAGCCACATGTTCATCATGTGATTGCCATTAACGCTGATGGCGAGGTAAGGACGCTTATCAAGGCTAAACTATAAGCAAATAGGCCGGTTGCATGTACACAGGTTTTAATTTCTACGACCGGCCTACTGCTGACCGCAAGGTCACGAAGGTGCAAGATGCAAATACTGCATGGTATGCGCAAGAGCCACATTGGATGCTGATTGAAGATTTAATGCAAGGCACCTACGGGATGAGGCGCAGGCATCGCCGTTACTTGCCGCAAGAGCCACGCGAACAGGATGAGTCTTACGATAATCGCCTAGCACGTAGCGTTTGCCCGCCTTACTATCAACGCTTAGAACGGATGTTAGCAGGTATGCTAACACGTAAACCCGTTAGGCTAAATGATACCAGCGACAACATACGAGAACAACTATTTGATGTAGATTTGCAGGGAAATGACTTAAATGTTTGGACTTATGAGTCAGCCCGCAAGATGGTGCGTTACGGCCACATTGGAACATTAGTTGATGCACCATCAGATGGTGGCAGGCCGTACTGGTGCATCTACACACCACGGCAAATTTTAGGCTGGCGCACTGAAGCGAAAGACGGGCAGCAACAACTGACAATGTTGCGCTTACTAGAATCGGTAATTGTGCCCGATGGTGATTACGGTGAGAAGGCAGTGCAGCAGGTTCGGGTCTTAACACCAGGTGCATATGAGCTACACCAAAAGCAAGATAACAGCGAGTTTAAAATTGTAGAAGAAGGTAACACAAGCCTTAGCGATATACCGTTTAGCGTTGCATACAGCAACCGCGTTGGTTATTTAGAATCAAGGCCACCATTAGAAGATATCGCAGAACTAAACCTTAAAACCTATCAAATACAATCAGATCTTGACAATATCCTCCACGTATCTTGTGTGCCGATGTTGGCATTCTTTGGCTTTCCGTCAGCAGCGGAAGAGGTATCAGCAGGCCCGGGTGAAGCAATTGCGTTCCCTGCTGATGGTCGCGCTGAATATATAGAACCAGGTGGTACTAGTTTTGAGTACCAATTTAAACGGCTAGAGCAACTTGCAGGGCAGATTAATGAGCTTGGTTTATCAGCAGTGTTAGGCCAGAAGTTAAGCGCCGAAACGGCAGAAGCAAAGCGCATTGACCGCAGCCAAGGGGATTCAACGATGATGGTTGTAGCCCAAAACGTGCAAGACATGATTGATAATTGCTTACGGTTTCATGCTGAATATCTCGGCACCAGTGAAGCGGCTGGCAGTTGCCTAGTAAATCGTGATTTTATTGGCGCAAGGCTAGAACCTGCTGAGATCCAAGCATTACTACAGCTTTATACCGCCGGCACCATCACGCAAGAAACATTATTGCAACAGCTTGCAGACGGCGAGGTTTTGGGCGATGATTTTGATGTTGAAGAAGAATTAAGCGCAACTGCTAACGGAGGGCTGAATGACGATACCGGCAGCCCTATTTCGTAACGCAATTGACTTAAACCGCTACAGCAATAGTGTAGGGCGTCAAGTAATTACAACTTATAATGATATTATTATTGATGCGGTAAACCAGCTACGAACAATCGATGAGCTGGCAGCACCAGTAAAAGCAGCAAGGTTACGTGCAATACTTGCCCAGCTCAAAGACAGCCTTAATACATGGTCGGGTGATAGTACTGCTATCACTGCAAGCGAATTGCAAGGTTTAGCAGAACTGCAATCAGATTTCGTTACTGAAGAGCTGCGCAAGGCACTACCCGCAGGTGCACGCAGTGCAGTCAATACAGTTGAAATCAGCCCGCAATTCGCGCAATCAGTAGTTACAACTGATCCGACACAGATTAATGTCGTGGCATTATCGGATGATTTATATAAATCCGTCTATGGCGTAGAAGCGTTAGCCAATCAAGCAGGCACCGGCACATTTAACCTCACGGCAGCAAAAGGCGCAACAATCACGCTGCCTAACGGTGAGGTGGTAAGCAAAGCGTTTCGTGGTATTGCTGTTGATCAAGCCGAACGGTTCTCGCAGGTGGTACGCAATGGGCTGCTAACAGGTGAAACCACACCTGATATCGCAAAGCGATTGATTGGCAGGTTAGAGCGCGGCGAGCAGCGATTGATATTTGGTGAAGCAGCAACTACAACAAGGCAACTCCGCGCTGCTGGCATTAAAAGTATTATTGCGTCTGGGGGCGAGCTGACCGCTGTAGCTAACAACCAGATTATGGCGCTTGTACGTACAAGCATTAATCAAGTCGCTAATGCTGCCAGCCAACAAGTATATGAATCGAATCAAGACATTACTAAAAAATATCGGTACATCGCAACACTTGACACTAGAACCAGCGCAAGATGTCGCGCCTTAGATGGTTTTCAGTTTGAATATGGCAAAGGGCCAACACCGCCACAGCATTTTAATTGCAGATCGACGACAGTACCGGTGCTTGATTATGAGCAGCTTGGCAAAGATTTAGGCATTAAAGATTTAGAACCACCGCCAAGCGGTAAGCGTGCAGCATCAGGCGGCATGGTGCCATCTGACACAACATATGGCGAATGGCTTAAAAAACAACCTCGCTCAGTGCAGGAAGATGTATTAGGTAAGGATAAAGTAGTTTATTTTGACATATTAACCGAAAAGTATGGCGCACGCGATGCAATGGCAAAGCTTGTACGTGACGATGGGTCGGAGCTATCATTAAAAGACCTCCGCGAGCGTTACAGTGCCCAAAAAAGCTAAGCCCGGTCTTTACGCCAACATCAACGCTAAACAAGACCGCATCAAAGCCGGCAGCAAGGAACGCATGTCAGGTAAAAAGGATCCTGATCGCCCCA